GCTTGGATGCGGCCGTAGTTCTTGTTCAGCCCACGGCAGGAAAGCATCCGCTCGTAGTCATCGTAAACGGGGTTGCCGTCGTTCCACCCGCCAAGGTAGATTTTGTATCTCCCATCCAGCGACTTGTCGTGGGCCAACAGGCCAAACGAATGCTCCACCAAGGCGATGTCCTCTTGGTGTTGCGCCCCGCCAAACCAGCCAATCTTGAACAGGTGCGGTTCGGGTTCGGCGTTGGTGTCGGGCAAGTACTGCTGGTATGCTTCGTATGGTTCGTTCGGTAGGATGGTGACGGCTTTGTTCAGCAGGCGAATCTTCTGCGCCAAGTGTTCGGTGGTCGTGGTCACATGGTCAGCAAGACGGATATGCTCACGGATTTGCTCATCCAATTTCGTGGACAAATAGTGTCGGTACATGATGTGGCCCGATTCGAGCACCCAGTAGTCGTCGAGGTCCAATATCACCTTCGCCCCAAAGGCCGTTAGAGCCTCGTAGACCTTACGAATTTGCTCCAGCGTACCTTGACACCAAAGACGATTAAAAAGCCACACATCGACCGTCTTTAGGTCCTCGTCCTTGACATTGGCGATATTATCGACGCAGACATAATCGAACTCCGTGTAGTTGTCACCGAGGTAGGCGTTCGGCATCTCCAAGCGGTAGAAGGAACACCCCGTCGGGTGGGCGTTGTAAACGATGCAAATTCTCATGCCCAAAGGTACAAAAAAAAGGGCCACCCCTTGCGAGATGGCCCAGACCACTAAACCATTGCGGGGTATGAGGCCCGCAGGTCAAAGATACGCTACGACCCGCTGATTTGTGCGGTCAGCGCAGAGAATGTTGCTGGCAAGATGTTCAGCATTGCATCGGGTTCCATGCCCGTCAGCGTCATCTCGTAGCCTGAACGGTCACCGAATGCAGTCCCCGTTCCAGCAGTCCCAGCGGAGGCTTCCAAGCCATTCGCAGCACCCAACACCCAGTAGCGGTTGTTGTTGTCTTGGACGATGACCAGCAAGCGATTCCGAGCCAAGAGGCGCAGTTCATTCCGCACGGCGGTCTGCAACTTGTTGATGGTGAAGGTGACTTCGGGCGTGTAGAACAAGGTTCCGTTCTCGGTGCTTGCGTTCAAGGTTTCCGTCATGGACGAAGTGGCCTTGGTCAAGTCGTACTCGTAGAATCCCGATGAGAAACCCGTGAAGCCTGTGACCGTTCCGCTTCCGTTGGTGTTCACGGAACCCGTTGGGTTGAAGGCTTGTACAAAGACAGTTTTGATGCCGCCGACTGAATCTCGGCATCCGAGGGCGTAGCCCGTAGTTAGGGAGCAGGACATAGTGTATATTTATTTTGTGAGTTGCAAGAATAAAAAAGCGGGGGGAAGTTTCCCTCCCCCCTTACACTTAGGCCAAGCGGAAGTCAACCATCAAGTCTGGATACGCAAAATTCACTCCTGCCTTAAAAGCAGCCTGATAACGGATAGAGTCGTTGTCGCGTGACAGCCATATCGAGAACTGCTCCTCGTCGCTCAACAAGTCGGTTCCGTAGAACAAGTTACCGAGGTAGGTGCAGACGATGCGGTTGGTGTTGGTCAAACCTGGGACTGCAACGATGCGAACATTCGTGCCAGGGTAGATGATATCACCATCGGCCAAACCTTGAAGGTCAACCTGGTTGTACATAACACCAGTCTGCGACTTCATGGCTCCAATCAAGGTGCGGAAGTTATTCCATCCGCAGAAGATTACGAGGTCGGTCTTGGTCAAGATGGCCTGTGGGATATCATTGTAAACTTTGTCAAAGATGCTGATGACATTGGAAGTCGTGATACCAACGGAAGCCGATACTGGGTTCCAAGTGGTAGAGGAAGCGTTGGCGAGAACGGTAGAACCCGAAGCGGCGTTCAGCAGTTGGTTGACACCGCTGAAGTAAGCGTTGCCCTGCCAAATGGCGTTCTCCAAAGCCTCGGCGATACGGAGGGCTTTCTGCTCGGAGAATGCTTGTTCAAATGGAACACCGTCGTAAGAGGAACCTGCAGTCAACTGTGACTGCATCCAGTACTGCTCCAAAGAGCGAGGGCAAAGTTCTTCCTGAATCTTCATGCGACCAACGGTGATATTCCGTTGAGTGAAGGTTGTGGTTCCTGAAGAAGTCCATCCGCAAGAATCACCGCTCGCAATAGCGGCATCGGTGTCCATCAGATTGAGGGCAGCGGCTGACTTGATACCAACTTGCTTGGTGAACAAGGATGCCGAACGAGCCGAGAACACGGCTTTGGTGATGAGGGGCAAACGCTGCTGCTCGGTATAGGTAGTCAGCGGTGCAACAAATGAATAACTCATGGCTTTGTTTTTGGGGGGTTAAGGTTAGTTAGATTTTTTTAGGTTTTGGATTGCTTGGGCGATGGCATTGAAGTTCTGCTGCGTTGCGGCCTTGCGCTGCTCCACGATAGCGGATGCGGTTGGCTTTGGGGCTTCGGATGGGAGTTCGGCGACTTTCTCCACGATGTCGGTCATGGTTTCCATCTGCGAGGCAAAGGCGGCCATCTTGTCCTTCATCTTACCCATCTCGGTGTAGGCGGCTTTGAGTTCCTCCATGATGCTGACCAAGTGCTTCTTGACGATTTCTTCCACCATCGCAGGGTCCACCAATGGGTAGCCTTCGGCGATTTCACTCACCACTTCACCCGCAACTTCGGGGGTTATCTCGGCAGCGACCTCTACTTCTTCGGCAGCGGCAGGGGCTTCGGCTACGACAACTTCGGTGATTTTGCCGCCTTCGGTTTTGACGACACCAACGCCTTCCACTTCATGCTCACCATCGGGAGCGGGCAGGGTTTCGTCTTCGGTGATGACATACACGGGCGTTCCAGCAACGAGGTCGCCGTCCACTCGAATGACCGTACCATCTACCAACTTGTAGTCGGCAAAGGATTGCTTTTGGGTTGTGAACTTGCGGAGTTCGGTCCGCAGGGTCATGATAGCGTCTTTCAGGTTCATATTATTGGGATTTGTAGTTTGGTTGGATATGTTGCAAAAAGTTGGTCAAATCGTCTGCGAGGCCCGCAAGTGCGACCTCCAGTTCAGTCCCCGTGTTCTTTATCCCGAATAGCCCCTCCACGGAGAAACCTTTGAAGGCGTGGCGGTTCTCCCACACTTCGTCGTTCTCTACTTTGAAGGAGCCAAACCAAGAGCCGTCGGGGGTGTCCTCGTAGCCTTTGGGGGCAAGTACGCCACGCTCGGTGTCGGTGATGTAACTCTCGAACATGAAGACCCCATCCAGTTCGGCGTTGTGGTAGGCGTTCACATTGTGCTGGTTCCCTTGCTTGAAGTACTTTTGGACAATCTTGCGGATGGTAGCCTTGTCGAATACGACATAGTACTCCCCGTAGGTGTCGTCCTTGCGGTATATGGGCGTATCGGCCAGCATGAGCGGTCCAGTCAGCACACGGCGTTCTCCCGTTTCGGCGAATCTTTGCGGGGTCTTGGCGAAGGCTTGGAAGGGCTTTTCGATAGCGGGCATATCAACGAGGGCGACAAATTGCACACCTTCGTCCACTTCGTCCACGGTCATTCGGTACACGGGAAGTTCCATGTGGGGATATGTAGCGGTTAGCCCAATGTTGCAAATTCGGACAAGCGGCGCACCCTGCTGGTCGTCTGCTGGATGTCACGCTCCACGACATAGGCCCGCATGGGTTGCATCCCTTGGCCTTGGCCGTTCCCAAAGGAAGATAGATCGGTCGTGTTGGGGTTTGCAAAGATGGGGGGAGCAGCAGCCCCACCCGCTCCCGAAGGCATCGGTCCAGCAGGTGAAGGCGCACCGCCTCCTTCCCCGCCGCTTGTGATAGCCCTGCCTGCTTGAATGCCCGCCGCCGTAATGGCTGCAATCCGCAAGCCTGCACGAATCTTGGCCATAGTGTTAAACGCTTTCAGTTGTGCAATGCCCGCCGCTCCCGCCGTCACGACATTCGCAGGGTTGGCCGCTGCCATGACTGCATTGGCTGCCATTTCCTTGTTTAGGTTTACGATGACATTGGCAATCGCTGCGCCTTTCTCAACGGCCAAGGCTGCAATGGCCAAGCCTTTGTTCTCGTTACCAAATGCGGCGAGCGTCTGCCCGATGGCGGCAAGCGAATCAAAAGTCACCTGCTCCTTGTAATCCGCAACGGCTTTCTCAATGGCCTTGCGTTCTTCGGCGTTCTTGCGGTCGTGTTCAAGGATGGCATCGCTTTCGGCAAAGTAGGCTTCGGCAAAGGCGTTGAAGTCAGCGGTCTGCTGGTCCAACAAGGCTTTCTCATAGGCCACCGAATCGGCCTCCGCTTGGAGTTCAGCAGCGGCAAGGATGGCAAGTCGTTCGTTCTCTGCGATCCGATCTGCAATGGCTTTGTCACGGGCGGCTTTGCGTTTAGCGTCAGCAGCAATGAGGCCGTCGGTATGGGCTTCGTATGCGCTGCGGTATTTCTCCAACTGCACCTCTTGGTCCTTCAACGCCTGCGCCTGCTCCGCTGCCCGTTGCTTTGGGTCGGGTAGGTTCAAGAACCGACGGACCGCTGCGGTGAGTTCGTCCCACTTGGCTATCAATAACCCAACTGCCGCAACTGCTGCACCGATACCCGTGGCAAGGAGAGCGATGCGGAAGGCCTTCATCGCTCCCGTGCTGGTTCCCACCGCCACGGCGTAGAGTGCCTGCGCCGCTGCTTGGCCTTGGGTTATCAAGATTGAATCCTTGTTCAGCAGGTTGGCCACCTGTTGCACCCCGTTAGCGAGGGCCATGGCGGCTTGGACCTTGACGAGGGACTTCTGCAGTTCTTCTTCCTCCGCTCCAAACAAGGCCGCCGCACCCTGGGCGATTTGGAATCCTGCAGTAATACCTTGGATGGCCCCGACGAAGGTGTCAATGGTTCGGGTATCCGAGGCGAGTTGCTTAATCCTCTGCTGCGTATCGCCGATTTGGTCTTTGAGCCTTCCCGCTTCTTTCTCCATTTCACGGAATGCTTTGGTCCCATCTTGACCTGCGAGGGCCATATCCGCAAGGGTCTTCTGCAATTCCCGCAAGCGGGTCTTTGCGCTGGTCGTGCCAGCAGCGGTGGAATCTTTTAGCCCTACTTCAAGGACTATCTCTTTAGTTACATCTGCCATGGTTATCCTTCGGAGGGTAGTTCGGGGTTAATGGGTGGTTCATAGCCTGGGTCAACAGGGTCGGGGTCAATGGGACCGTTGAATAGTCCCGACGGGTCGTTTGCAATCGGTGTCGTGCTGGTAGCGGCAAACTCGGATAGGTTCAAGATTCTGCGCAAGGTTACACGGCAAGGCTTCATCTGCCCTACCAGGTAGTCCCGAATCTCCAGCAACCGCCAACGGATGCCGCCGTAATAGATGGGCTTGCGGAAGTCCAGTTGGTAGATGTCCACGCTTGATAGCAGCATCGTGAGTTCCAACTGCAAGGCTTCCTGCGATACCGTTTCGTTGATGTAGTTGAGCCAGTAGGTGTTGTACAGGTTGTTGTTCGTGTAGGCAAACGGGTTGCCGCTTGCATTCACGGCGTTGTAGTACACCAAGCGAGGCTGCCCAAAGGCCAAATCCACGCTGGGGTTGTAGGGGTTGTCAATGTGGCTGACGAAGGGCAACGCCGTTTGGTTAACCGCAAGGACGGTGTTCAGCGTTCCTGTGACCCCGTATTGGTATCTCCATGTCGTTGGGGCCGTGACCACATTGTACTGCGCAATTCGGTAGCCTGTCTGCAAAGGCTTGATGGTCCCGCTTGCAAGAGTTCCCTCCAAATCCCAAGTCCTTCCAGCGACCTTGTTGGTGCTGAACGATGCAGGTATCAAAGTCCCGCATAGGGTTTCTACCACCTTGTCGCCCTTGCCGTAAAAGTTGGAAGTGTTGTAAATGCGTCCACCATAGCCTTCCCTGTTCAGCGGGTAGGATTGTTTGTAGGTCTTGGACAGATAGTCACCCATGTCTTTGTATTTGAAGATGACATTTGTGTATGCGTTCGGGTCGCCGTTGGTCAGGTTTTGCACGGCGTTCTCGTCGGATTTCTGCGACCAATCCACCACGCCCGAAGTATAGAAATCCTTCCACGGCTCGATGTAGAGCAGTTTGGGGTCTTGCGGGTCAGGCATGAATTGCAAGTTGAACATCTTCTGCAAGTCCTGCAACAGGTCGCTCTGCTTGACATCGGCAGGCAGGGCCGTTCTCATGTCAATAATCCCGATGCTTTGCGGGTTTTCAAGGCAGGTCATCTGCACGGTCATGCCTGAACGAAAGGTGATAGATGTGGCTCCCTCGGTTTCCTTATAGCGAAACTTTACGACCGCATTGGCGGGGACGACGATGTTGTTAAAAATCAGCGTACCTGACAATGGGTAACTCGCACTCGTAAGGTCAACCGTTCCAACCAAGGCAAGCGTTGAACTTGTGGCCGTGTTGTAGATGTCAAAGTCACCACCTGCAACGCCATCGGGTCCAAAGGTTACGCCGCTGACGATGTAGTTCATCACAACGCTCCAACGGGTTGGGACTGCTGGAGCGACGAAGGTGCTGGATGATGCGACCCAATATCCTCCGTTGTCAAAGTAGGGGGCCACATTGTCACGGCTAAATTCAAGATTAACCGCTGGACCTACGAGCGATGCAGACACGGACCCCGTGGATTGTACGAAAAGATTGGACCCCGATAGATTGGTCGTTGGCGTTCCCGCTGCGTAGGGGATGACCAACTTGTTGAACAGGGACGAATTGAAGAAGGTGCTGGAATAGCGAAACCCTGCCTCCGTGAAGATAAGGTCCACCATCTTCTTGACATAAATGCTTGGACCGAGCCTCCACCAAGGGACCGTGAACGACCCACCTTGCTGCACATCGCTGAACCCCGCCGCATCCACAATCCCGTAAACATACCCGCTTGATGCCGCACCCGATGCCGTCCAGGTACCGCTCACATGGCCGCTGGTGGGCGTGTGGTTCATACCT